CAGCGCCTGATCTCGGGAGTCAAACACTGGCGGGCCGGTGTAGCTGCATTCACTGCTGCGGTATCGCCATAGGCAAAGGTTTTGCGTGACCACCCGGCGAGGAAGCTTCACCCCTTCCAAATCGAGGACGCTGCTTAGTTGCCAAGTGATTGATGCTGCTGTCTCTTGCGTCTTGCGTTCAATATAGAAAATATCAATGGGAAACTCCTGCAGCGTATCGGCTTGAGGGCTTCCATCTAGATACTTTTGCAAGGTGCGGCGCCGCGTGATCTTGCCTCCCACCAAGTCATCAAATGATCGCACCACTTGAGTGAAGGGGCGCAGTACGTTGGCGACCGTCAGAGTGGGACGGGCAATCTGTCCGTTAGTGTTCCTGTCGTAACCAGCAGAAATGATTGAAAACGGCTCGTAAACATTCCCCTTCCATTGTACTTTTGTACCGTCTTCTTTTAATTGCTCCGTGAAGTAATAAATATCCTCAGCATCGCCCGTGACAGGCGATAGGTCTATATCATGCATTTCAACAATGGCATCATGCCAGCCTTGTTGAACGTCAGCTTCTAGTGTCATAAATTCTTCTCACCGTGAAGTTGAAGGAATTACCGTTAGGACCAATTACTCGCCATTGCCATGAATTGGGCTCCAGGCGGTATTTGAACAAAGCGCTGTCCATGAAGAACTGGCTGTAGAAAAAATCGCCGCGTAGTGCTGACAATTGCGCGTCAAGAGCAATGGCTGCTTCGTCTGAAATCGGCGCTGTATCAATGGTGTATTCACGAATGTCAGTATTGACGCCATCAGGGGAGATTTGCTCGTAGCCATCCCCAAACTGTGCCTTAAGGGTACGGTTGCCTCTCCGCACTGTCAGGCCATATTCACAGGCAATGGCGAAAGTGGGCTGCGTCATGCCTTAACGCCTCCCCGCGAGAATACCGCCGTCCCTGAGTTCATCTAGGATCACTTGCTTTACTGCGCCCTCAAGCTTGCGGCCAAGGCCAGCAGAATCAGCGCCTGCTCCAGAGGAAGAAGTTTTACCATCCGAACTTACGTTGACCACAATGTTGCTGGTTATTTGATTCCCCGTGGCCCCTCCGATGTCCACAGGGACGCTCTTGCCGTCAGGAAGAGGAATGACTGCCTCATTGTAGCGACCTTCCCCTACAAGGCCCAGCGTGGGGCCTGTAACGACGCCTCCGTTGGCGAATGCAGTAAAGCCGCCAGGTGCAATGCCTCCATTGGCAAATTTCAATGGGGTGGCAAAAGAACTGGCCCATCCGGCAGCTCCAGTGTCTATAGCAGAAGACGTGCCTGCATTGAAGCCGCTGCTAAGCCCACCGCCCAGAGCGCCAACAGCCCCTCCAATGATGCCCATAATTCCCTTGATGAGCGCCATCTTCATATATTCAGCAATCATCTTTGCCGCCATGTCGGCAAAGGAATCTGCAACGCTTTGAAAGAAGCCTGCCAAGGCTTCCTGCGCCGTCATGCTGCCAGTAATAACGCCTTTGAATGCGTTGCCAAAAGAGTCTCCTATGGCGTTAGCGGCGCCTTTTATTTGATTTACTGGGTCCAGCAAATCATTCAGCTTATCTTTAATGTCTTGAATTGAAGTTTCTAGTTTAATTTGTATTGGTATATTATTAATAGCGTCAGAAAATTGCATGGCCCCAGTGTAAGCTTCTTGTATAGATGTCGCTATTGTGTCGTAAGCGGCGGCAAGTGCGGCCTCCTGTCCAGGCGCTGCCTGCGCCCTTGCCGAGTCGTAAGCACTGCCGAGTCGAAGCAGTGCTTCATTGTATCGCAGCGTAATGTCATACATTTGCTCGGCTTGCTCTGGCTTTAGGCCCAGTTTTCTTAGATCAAGGATTCCAGACATTTTGCTGGATTGATCTTCTAAATCTTTTCTTATGTCAATCACCCCTTGCGCCTGTGCTGTGCCAATTCCAACAAAATCCTTGAAAAAGCTTGCATCACTTAATGCACTAGACGCTTCCTTAAAGGACGAAGCAAGTTTGTCTAGACTCTGCGCTCCGCTGCTTAACCTATTGGTTAAATCTTGTATGTTGACGGTAATAGACTGAACAGCGGGAGCAGTAATTTTAATGCTCTGTTGTAAAGTTTTTGTTACCTCTTGGATTTTTTTGTCAACATCCAAAAGCGCGTTTAAGGGCATCGCGACACTTTCAAGAGCCTTGCTTTCAAGCAGTTCTCCCCCGCTGAAGGGCGCTTTTCCTGGTAGCATTTTGTATTTTCCGCCTTCAGGCTCTGGAATAACAAATCCACTTCCCGTCCCTATTTGTTGATTAAGCGTGGCTCTTTGTAAATACAACCCTGCGAGTTGACCTGCTTGCACTAAGCGCTTTCCTGCCTTGCCGGTGCCTTCATCAATAATTTTTGCAACAGAGTGAGCATAAGACTGTTGTGCTTCCCCTATGGCCTTGGCATAGCGAACGTTGGCTTCGTTGATAGCGCTGGATGTTACCACCTTCAACTGTTCCAACGCTTTGGTTCGCTCTGTTTGCTCATCTAGTATTTTTTGTTCTACTGCAATCTTGTCTTCATCACGACGGCGAGCGGCCTCTGAAATTTGCTGCTGAATGCGAACAGCTTTGGGGTCTCCACCAGTCGAGGCAACATTAACAGCTTGCAGCTCAAAACCTACATCGACTTGCACCCCAGCCAATTCTCTTTTTATTCCAGCAATCTCACGCTCTCGCGTTAAACGTTGCTTAGCAATATCCTCCTCTATTCTTTTGGCTTCGGCTACTGCCTGCTTACGAATTTCAATAATTTCTTCTTCGCGGCGTTTCTTCGCGGCAGAGATTGCTTCTTCTTTGTTTTCAATGGCATTAAGCATAGCGTCGGCAGCCTTGTCTTTCTCGCCTTGAGTCTCTGCGTCCACCTTGCGCTGTTTAGTCAATTTTTCAAGATTACGAATCTTTGTCAGTGCTTCCTTTAGTATTTTTGCTTCTTTTGCTGTAGCTCTTACTTCGGGCAGCAAGTCAGCGAGAAAGCCAAGCCCGCCTTTTGAGGCAAGGTCGCGGGCACTTGCTTCTGCTTCGGCAGCGGCTAGCAATTGATTTTTAAGACCTGCAATGCCACCATTGTCTCCCGCCAAGGCCTGCCCTACATAAAAATCAGCGCCTGGTTGCATCAATTTTAATTCGATTGCTTTTCTAATTAGCAAGTCAAATCCGTTAATACTTCTCGTGATAAAGTCTTGAATAGCAGCCCCCGCTGGCTGCAAAGACGCGCCTATGTTGAGTTGCATTTTTTCAAACGCTTTGGCCATCCTGGCCCCTGCATATTCTGACCTTTGGCTCATTTCATCAACAAAGTCGCCAGATTCTTTTGCCTTCCCACGCAAGAATGTGACAAATTCATCCAAAGTCAGACCTCCAGCCTCAAATGCTGCGTCAAGTTCTTGAACTGAACGTCCAGATGATTTTGCAAATTCAACGACTGCGCCAGGGAGTCTTTCTCCCAATTGCCCCCTCAATTCCTCTGCCGTTAGCTTGCCCTTGCTAAATACTTGCACCACTGCTCTCATGGCACCACTAACGTCATCCATGCTGCCGCCACTTTTCAAAACAGCGGCGGCAGTCCCTTCAAATATTTGCCCAGTAGTTTCAGTGTCAATACCTAATGCAACGGTACTTGATCTAAGTTGTGTAAATTTTCGATACACTTCTTCTAAAGGTAATTGCAGCCTGGTCGCAATGCTGTCCACTTCTCTTGTCGCAAGAGCAAAATCTTGCAAATTATTAGACGCTGTTGCTAGCCCCGTTTGAAGCTTGCCAATAACTGCGGCTTGATCCGTCATTGCCGCAGTCATTGTTGTCAAATCATCAACAGCTTGCCCAACAGCGGCTCCCGCAAATGCCCCGGGCACCCCCCCTGCCAAGCCGCCTGCGATGCCACCGAGAGCACTACCCGCGCCACCGCCAAGCCCTCCTCCGTAGAGGAAGGCGCCGCCCGCTGCGCCAACGCGCTGCTGAGTGCTTAGCGGTTTTCTGCTGATCTTCTGAATACTTGTCTCTGTCTTTTGTATCTCTTTGTTTAGCCTCCTCCATTCAAGGGTGTCAGGAGATATATCCCTTGCTCGATTGCGGAGCACAGTGAGCTGTGCTTCCAAGCGGGAAAGACTGCCTGGCGCTAGAGCCCCTAATTGTTGAGTGAGTTGAATTGACTCGGCTGCCTTGTCAGCCTGTTTTAGCTCAAAGGTGACTTGGGCAATGCTCTTTTGAAAATTTACCCACTCTTGCGTATTGGGCGCAACGAGTGAGGCTTGAATGCGCAAGCTTTCCAGCACTTGCTCGTAGCGCGTCAATGAACCCACGTCAAAGGCTTTGGCCGATTCGCGGGAACCAATGGCACGGGCCATCATTTGTGCCCTTTGACTTTCACCTCTTAATTGGCCAGACTGTTCTGCTGCCAGTCGAAATTCAGGACTGCCAATCTTTGCTTGACGTAATTTTTTTTCAATTTCTGATATTGACCGGTCAAGCTCTTTGAATGATGAGCTTATTGCTCGCGTAAAATCAGCAGTATTTAAATTCAGCTTAATGCTGAACCCGCCAGGCTTCGCTACTCGCATAACTTTGGCAAGTTCAGACTGAACTGTGCCTAATTCTTTTGCAATCCGCGAAGCATTTGTTGAAAAATTAATATCATATTGAGCCATAGCTACCTTCCTCCATTGCGAAGAATGCCGCTAATCACTTCGTCAATGTCTGCAAGTGTCGGATCGGTCCATGGCCTAGCGGGATAGTATGCGCCATTTTTAAGCGCGGCAGCGCCGTCATGAACTAGCTCCGCGTGATCAGCAGTCCATTCAAAATCTACTACATTGCGCCTCGACTGCTTACGTTGCTTGCCTTGCAACAATTCGCCCATGTCAATAATATCGCGCGGTTCTTTTACAAACTGCCCATTCTCCCTAGCGGTTTCGTACTCACTTCCCTTCCATTTCCATTTTACTGCGCCCATCTGCTGATCAAGGTCTACATCTGCCCAGTCCATGGCCCGCTCAAATGTGCGTTGGCTGATGCCATATAAATCTTCCCAGCGATTGCCCTCAAATGTTTCATTTTTTATCTTAAGAGCCCCTTTGGCCTGTTTTTTCAACTTGTCAAGAACGCCTAGCATTTTTCCAATGGCGCTATCCGCTTGGTAGGCATTGCTCGTAAAACGCAGGGTATAAGACATCGCAAGATCGCCTGATTCCCACAATCTAGCATCTTCAGTGCTTAACTCAGCTCTGCTCCAATCATACCTATAACAGCGGGAGGGAGTTTTTCATTCTTCATCGCCCACTTCAATGCTTCCACTGTTGAATCCTGTAAGTCATTACTATCTTTTGGCTTGTCAAACGGCAAGAACGCATCAAGAGAGATGCTATTTTTCTTCCCTCCTAAGGCGCTATGCACCAAGCAGGCTAGCTTCGCCACTGCAATGCTGTCAGCGTTAATTGTTTGCCGCTTTTGTTTGACCAAGCCTTCAGTGATGGCCCTTAAGAACTTGACAGGCAGCAAATGAAAGCGCTCAGCATGAAACAATGGATCGGAGACGCCTAGGTGGATCAACTGAGCATAAATCTCAGTCCAGTCTGTTGAATGATTCAGCGCCTGCTCACAAATGCGCTCTAGCTCGCTGACAACTCCTGCTTTGGGGAATTATCTTCCTCCTCGCCTTCCTCGCCCTTGTCTTCCCCATAGCCCTCCTCCGTGGCCATAAAGGTTTCAATGGTGGAGAGAATGGTTGATGGTAGCTTTTGCGTGTCCTCGTTGCTCCAATCAGTAGTGCTTATCCACTTTTTACCATCCAGCACTTCACCGCGATTCTTAAAGAACAAGGTCACCAAGTCTTCAAACTCTTCCCGGCCAGACGGAGCAAGATCAAAGATGTCAGAAACTTCCTGTCCAAATTCCTGCAGCAAGACTTCGCGGTCCTCGCCAGTGGACTGAAGAAGGGCAAATGCTTCGTCCTCGTTAATGCCTTTTGCCTTGGCAATCTTACGCGCCCAGCGAATCACCTCAAGACTGAATTTAGCTTTTTTCTTGTTTTGCTTTTCGCGGCACCATGTCTCTTCAGTGAGCCAGCTTCCGTAAGAGCGGAGCCGCAGCTTTTCGTTTAGCTCGCAATACTCAGGGCTGCTCAGCAGGAAAAATTCAGAATACTTGCTCATCTTGGGCAATCAAGTAGTGGAAGTCTAGCGTTGATAATTCTTACCGCCCCAGGTTTTCCAGCAGCCTTGCTAGACAGTTGAGCTACATATGTCTTGTCTTTCACTGTAAAAACGCCATGCTCAGGGCTGCCAGGAAGGAAGCAAGCAAGCCCCGCCTGTATGCAATCTTCTTTGATGCGGCAATCAAACAACCATATCCTTTGACAATCACTTTTAAGAAGCTTCATCGAATTAGGCGGCCAATTTCCGCGTCCGGTAGCACAATGCGATATTGCCCGTAAACCACGTCACTTTCAGGCATGAAAGAAAAGCGAGCATCAGGGAATCTGCGGCTGATCCTCTGCGCTGCTTCATATAGCTTATTGGAGCTTGTATCGTAATCAACGAGAACCAGAGTCCATTCTTTGCGCTGCAGAAAGGAGCCCACCCCAGGACGAGGATTTACTGGAGGAAATTCCTCTATAGTCACTTCCAAGCCTGTTGCCTTAAATTCCGTTGGCACGCCCTGTCTGCCTACTGTGTAGATGGCGGGAATACTGCTGCCATTCGGCAAGGTGTAAGAGCCCACAAGGTTTGGGCTCGCGCTCAGCAGCGTTGTAATCGTATCGCGCAGTTGTGCAATGTTCACAATAAAAAAAGCCTCCCCGTAAGGAGAGGCTAACAGACCCATGGGAAAAGAATCAGTTAGGAGCAATCGGGATGATGCTGCCAACGTTAGAGGCGTTTTGGTGAACGCCAATACGGCCACGGCTAATCAAGTCAAAAGTCACTTCAACAAGATTATCAGCAGGGTAGCTTTCGCTGTAATTCATAACGCGACTGACAAAAGCCACTCGGTCATAGAAGAACGTGGTGCCGCTCACGCCTAGTTGCTTGTTGATCTCCACATACACTTCAGCGTCCTTGTCAAAGCGTGAAGTGGTAATCACTTGGAATGCTTCGTCAAAGCTATTTGGAACGAAAACGGTGCCATCAACGTCCTTTTGGAAGTAGGAAGTGATAGAGGCCGTAGCCTGAGACGTGACGATCACGCTGTCAGAGAAGCCGCCGCCACCAAGCAAGTAGAACTCAGTGTTACCGTCATTAAAGGCCACGTTGCCTGTGGTGGCCGCTTGTAGCGTAAA